ATTATCATTAATCATAATTGCTTTACTATATGCAGTTTGGAATCTTGTTAGAAAATATGAATCTTTGGAAGATGAGATGGAATTTTCTGAAAAGTATATAAACCTTGCATACGATTCAATGAAAAAAGCATATGATAGGATGAAAAAAATAGATAGATTGGGTTCATTTGAAGCCGATGATGAGAGTGGTTATATCTTTAATGAGATAAAAACCGCTATGGAAGAGTTAAACGAAGTGTATGAATTAGATGCCACGAAAGAGAAAGAATAAAAGATATTTTACAAAGATAACAGAGATTGCTATTAACGCATACAACAATTGTGATAACCAACATTTAAAAAATAAAATTTATAATAGATTTATACATTATCCATTTGATAAGTTATCAGAAAATGTAATTCATACTTATAAGACTTACTATTTTGATGACCCATATGAAGATGTAAAGGCTAATGTTGTAGCATTCTTAAATGAAAAGATTGATAGATTTAATGGTGATAATGGTAGAGCATTTTCATACTTTACAGTAGTAGCTAGAAATTATTTATTTAATGAAAACAATAAAAACTATGAGAGAATGAAATCTCGTGAAAACATAGATGCTATTGATTTGAATAGAAATATAACAAACGAAGTGATAAATAAAGAAATTCAAGAGGAAAAATCTGATTTTATTGACCACTACGTTGATTACATTGATGAACATCTTTACGATTTATTTTTAAAAGATAGAGATAGAGCTATTGCAGATTCGATTAACGAATTATTCAGAAACAGAATAGATTTATATTCATACAATAAGAAAGCTCTTTACATACTTATTAGAGAGAGGACTGGTGTAGATACCCAGTACATCACAAAAGTAATTAATAAGATGAAATCTATTTATACTGAGTTATACTATGAATATAACCAAACTGGATTTCTATCAATGAGTTATGAATTAAAGGAAGAGTATGGATAAAGATACTGAATTATTTAAAGGCAAAACATTTTCAGATATAATGTCAGATGTATATCATAATTCTAAAAAGAAAGATAGACAATTAAAATTACTTATTGCACAATTAGAACCATTGGTTACTAACATAAACGATGCAACCGTAGTAGTTCCTCTAATTAAAGAGTATATGGAAGTATCTGTTAAGAACGATGACCAGATTGTAAAATTAGCTGCAATTATTCAAAGAATGATGAAAGATGCTAACTCAGATGAAGATGGTGGTGGTTTAGGTTTATCAGATGAAGAAAAGAAACAACTTTTGGAAAATGCAAAAGCTATTGATGAGAAAATAGATTCTCTTCAAAACGATGGAGATGATTAATGGCAACTTTTGAAACCGCTACAATACAAAAAGTAAATTTAAAAGATGATGATGTAAATAAAGTTTATTCACTTGACGTAGTATCAAGAAAATCATCAAATACATTTGTAGAAGTATTTCCATTAGATACTAATATTAAAAGAATACCATTAATAGGTGAGCAAGTTGTTATATTACCATCTCAATCACCTGAAGGTTCTGCTAACAAACTTGCTAATAAAAGATATTACATAGGTCCTACATCTACCCAACAAAATATACACAATAACGCATTACCAAAAGCATCTATAGCTAGTTCAAACAATGTAGGTGGTGATTACGGTGATACATCCGCAGGAAACCCAAACACATCAGGTGGAGATTCTGATGTTGATTTAGGAGCTGGGTTTGTAGAAAGAACGGATGTGGGTTCATTACAACCATTCTTAGGGGATGTTTTAATCGAAGGTAGGTTTGGACATTCATTACGATTTGGATACTCCCCAACCGATTCAGATACAACTCAAACACCATCTTGGGAATCTTCAACTGTAGAAGACCCGATAACCATATTATCTAATGGTAGAGGTGAAGGTGGTGAATATAATAAATTTATTATTGAAAGTGTAGATGATGACCTTTCATCTATATGGCTAACCTCATCACAAAAAGTTGGATTAACTACATCTCAAAAAAATATTGGAACGGGTGTAGATTCTCAAAAAAACTTTGATAAACCATCTGCAATCCTAAACTCAGATAGAATTATTTTAAATTCAAAATCTGATTACATTATACTTAGTGGTGCTAAATCTGTAAATATCGCAACACCGGCATGGGCAATGGATATGGATAAGATGTTTACAATCTTAGAAGGGTTGATTCAACAATTAGCAGATTTAACAGCAGGAACTGCAACATTCGCAACAGGCGTTGGACCAACAGGCCCCGCAACAAATGTAACCCAAGTTAAACAATTACTAACCGAATTAAAACAAATGGCTCAATAATATGGCGGTACTTTGGCCTGGATTTCAAGCAACGGTAGCACCTTATTTAGATGCTCCAATAGAAAAAACAGAATCGGATACTGCTAAAATTATTGCGGATGCGTATGGGGTTGCGGTAGCTACTGCTATGATATCTTTAATTCCAGGTTCAACTATTATATCAGCTCCACCAACAACTGGAATTGAAAACGCAATATTAGATACATTTAATCAAATAAAAGATTCAGAAGGACCACCAACACCACTAATGTTTTTAGGATGGGCAACTGAAACAGTTTCGTATTGGGCAGCAGTTCAATGGAATCCCTTACCACCACCACCTGGTTATGTATCACCAACTGTAGGTAATACTGTAATAACAGGCGGAACTCCATCACCATTAGATGTGGGTTTGTGGGGTGCATTTAACAATCCACCATCACCAACACCAATGGGTAATATTATATGTGGTAAGTTAATAGCAGCATTTACATCACATCTATTAACTGTAAATGGTGTATATAATGGGTTGATTCCTGCAGCACCATCACCAGTACCAGGCCCACCATTCCCTTGGGTTGGGGTAGTGTAAAACTAAACATTTTAATATTTATATAAAAACATAATATTATGAAGGCAAAACAATTAGCAGATTTATTAGAAGTAATAGTAAGAAAAGTTGTTAGGGAAGAACTTAAACCAATCTTAAAAGAGATTAAACAAAGTTCTAAACCTGTAATTAGAGAAAATAAAGTTAAAGAAGTAACTAAACCATTTGACCCATTAGATGTTTCAGAAGTTTTGGAAACTGAAAGATTAAAAAAACAAAACCCAACAATGGAGTTTTCAAAAAACCCAATGTTAAACAGTATGCTATCAGAAACATATGATAGTGGCGAATGGAAAAACTTAGATGGTAGAACATTTACATCAGGGCAAGCACAAGGATTTAACAGACAAGTAATGGCTGAACAATTGGGATATGGTAATGGTGTACCAACTGCTCAAAGTATGATGCCAACTGTAGACCCAGATGGTAATCCTTTAAATGTAAACATTGAAGGAACTGCAGTTGGGGATGCTCTAACAAAAGATTATTCTAAGTTAATGAAAACTATCAACGCTAAAAAAGGTAAATGATAAATGGCTGAAAGAAAAGAATACTTTTATAATCCAATTGATTTAGAAAAGGATATTGCAGTTGGAATTACTTTGCCTTTTGGTAAGAATAAAGGATTGTTTTCTTTAAGTTATACAACTGAAGAACAAGCAATATCTAATTTAAAAAATCTTTTATTAACCAGAAAGGGTGAAAGATTATTTCAACCTGAATTTGGTTCATCTGTATATTCTCTTCTATTTGAACAAATGAATGAAAGTTTATCAACTCAAATGGATGAACAACTGAGAGAAGATATTGGGTTTTGGCTACCATATATAGTAATTGATGATTTGATAATTCAACCTAATTATGATAGAAATTATGTTGGTATTGAATTAAAATTTAGAGTTACTGAACAAGGTTCAAATCAACAAATAATTATGTTTGTAGATTCAGCAGGTTCTGCTACAATACAATAAGGAAATTAAATGGCAAAGGCAAACAGAACAGATTTAGTACAAAAAGATGTATCTTTAGTTGGAAAAGATTTTGGTGAATTAAGAAAAAACTTAATTGATTTCGCTAAAAACTATTTTCCAAATACATACAATGATTTTAACGAATCATCACCTGGTATGATGTTTATTGAGATGGCATCTTATGTTGGGGATGTTCTTTCATTTTATACTGATACTCAATTAAGAGAATCCTTATTAACTAATGCAGAAGAAAAGGTAAACTTATTTAACCTTGCGGCAGCATATGGATACAAACCAAAGAATGTTGTTCCTGCATCTGTAACATTAGATGTGTTCCAATTAGTTCCTGCTAAGGGTAGTGGTGATGATGTAGTACCTGATTTTGATTACGCTCTTAAAATACAAAGAGGAATGCAAGTTGGTTCTGATGAATTTAGTAATGTACAATTCAATACAACTACAGATGTTGACTTTGAATTCTCATCATCATTTAATCCAACAGAAGTTTCAGTTTATCAAATTGATGAAAACACAAATGAACCAATTTATTACTTACTAAAGAAACAAGTAAAAGCAACATCGGGTACAATTAAAACTAGAACATTTACATTTGGTTCACCTAAGATATATGATAAGATTAGAATCCAAGATGATAACATCATTAAAATAAAATCAATTACAGATGAAGATGGTGATACTTGGACTGAAGTTCCATTCTTAGCACAAGATACTGTATTTGAACAAATAGAAAACAATGAAGATAATGGTGATGGTTTATCACAATATAGTGGAGAATCTCCATACCTATTAGAATTAAATAGAGTTCCAAAAAGATTTATTACAAGATTTGAAAATGAAGGTAATTTAGTAATTCAGTTTGGAGCAGGTATATCATCAAACGCTGATGAAGAAATTATACCAAATCCAGATAATGTGGGTTCGGCATTATATACAGCAAACGCATCATTAGACCAAGGTTTAGACCCATCAAACTTCTTATATACAAAAACATATGGAGTTGCTCCATCAAATACAACTCTAACAGTTGAATATACAGTTGGTAATGGTATTCAAGATAATGTACCTGCTAAAGATTTAATTAAAATTATTGGTAGAACATTTGAAAATGATAATACAATTAATCTAAATCAAGATACATTAAGGTTTGTTCAAAATTCATTAGCGGTTACAAATCCAAACCCAGCGGTTGGTGGTAGAAGTAAAGAATCGGATGATGAAATTCGTAACAATGCAATGGCATACTTTGCAGCTCAAAATAGAACTGTAAGTAGAGAAGATTACATTATGAGATGTTATGCATTACCACCACAATTTGGTTCGGTAGCAAAAGCATACATAGTTCAAGATTATCAAATTGAAACAAAAAATAAAAATAACGAAACTATTTCATCTGAAATTCCAAATCCATTAGCATTAAATCTATACACATTGGGGTATGATAATCAGAAGAAATTAACTCAACTGAATCCTGCAACAAAAAACAATCTTAGAAATTACATTTCATATTATAGATTATTAACAGACGCGGTAAACATTAAAGATGCGTTTATAGTGAACATAGCTATCAATTTTGATATTGTTGTTTTACCAGATTATAATTCAAACGAAGTTCTTTTAAGATGTATAAATGCATTAAAAGATTACTTTAACATTGATAATTGGAGAATTAACGAACCAATTAATCTATCACAGATTTATGTTTTATTGGATGGTGTAAAGGGAGTTCAGACCGTACCAAGACCAGATTCAGAAGGTAATGGTGGGTTACAAATCTACAATAAATTTAATGGTAATTATTCACCAAATAAATACGATACTAAACTTGCAACAAAACAAGGTGTAATTTATCCACCTAAAGACCCATCTATATTTGAAGTAAAATATCCAAATATTGATATTAAAGGTAAAGTGGTTACTCAATCATTCTAATTGGAGATAGAATATGATATATAGAATATACGGACAAAAAGATTCTACAATATATGAACAAGATGCACGAAAAGCACAAAATACAGGTGCTGATGAAATCTTAGAAGTAACCAAATTTTATGATGAAGATACAAGTGAAGTTCTTATTGGTAACAGTAGAATCTTAACTCAGTTTGATATAACATCTATTTCTGAATCAATTTCAAATGGTGATATATCTTCAAATTGTAAATTTTACTTAAATCTAACATCTACAGAACAAAACGAAGTTCAATCTGAATATCAATTAGATGTGTATCCTGTATCTCAAAGTTGGAGTGAAGGTATTGGGCAGTATTATTACTCACCAGTTGTAACAGATGGTGTTAGTTGGCAATACAGAAATGATTCATTATGGACAACAGGCTCATTCCAAAGTGGAACAACAGGTTCTTACATATTCAATGCGGGTGGTGGTACATGGTACACATCATCAGTAAACAACACATCATACTCACAAACATTCAACAAATACACAAATGATTTAAAAGTTGAAGTTACCCAATATGTAAAAGATTGGATGAGTGGTAGTAGAGATAATAACGGACTTATTATCAAAAGACCTCAATCGCAAGAAAGTGGTTCAGTAAGATATGGTTCATCTAAATTCTTTTCAAATGAAACTCATACAATATATGTTCCAACTTTAGAAGTAAGATGGGATGATTCATCCTATCAAACAGGCTCATTATTAGAGTTAACAGATGATAATATTATAATTTACGATAAAAATTTATTAGCAGAATATAAAGAATTATCAAAATCAAGAATCAGAATAGTGGGTAGAGCTAGGTATCCACAAAGAACTTATGCAACTTCTTCTGCATATAATGAGATTAAATATCTTCCGCAAAATACTTATTATCAAGTAAGAGATGTTGAAACCAACTTAGTTATAGTTCCATTTGATACAACATACACAAAAGTAAGTTGTGATTCTACAGGAAACTATTTTGATTTTTGGTTCAATACACTTCAACCTGAAAGATTTTATCAATTTGAATTTAGAGTTGATAGAACTAATGGAAGAAGAGAATACTTTGATGGTTATGTATTTAAAGTGGTTAGATAATGGCAGAGAATCCTACAAACATAAAAGATAAAAACGAAAGAAGAGATGTAAGAAGAAATACATCTAATCAAATTGTGTCTTATACTCTACCAACTAATTCAGTAGAACAATATGGTTTGGTTAAATTACCTGCAATAAAAGAAGAACTTAATAGAGCTCAATTTGAACGACAAATTAACACAAATGTTACAGAATTTCAATTTAATATACCAGATACTAATTTACAATTAATTTCACTTAACGATGTATTCTTCCCAGTATTAGGTGAAAGTCCAGTATTAGATGAAAGTCCAGTATTAGGTGAAAGTGTAGTATTACGTGAAAGTCCAGTATTAGCTGAAAGTGTAGTATCAGTAACTCCACCAACAGATGAAAGTCCAGTATTAGCTGAAAGTGTATTCACCGTATTAGATGAAAGCCCAGTATTAGCTGAAAGTGTAGTATTAGATAAAAGTCCAGTATTAACTGAAAGTGTAGTATTAGATAAAAGTCCAGTATTAACTGAAAGTGTAGTATTAGCTGAAAGTGTAGTATTAGATGAAAGTGTATTCACCGTATTAGATGAAAGTCCAGTATTAGCTGAAAGTGTAGTATTAGATGAAAGTCCAGTATTAGGTGAAAGTGTATTCACCGTATTAGATGAAAGTCAAGAAAGAGGTTAAAGTGTATAAAAAGTGATTACAGATACACTATAATAGGATATTGAATGGCAATAGATAGATTTAATAATAAAAACATACTTACATCAGTAAAATCACCAATTGATGGAATACAGATATATTCTGATAACGATTTAGAAAAAATATCTGTAAATAATAGAATATTGCTTAAAAATGAATTAGAACCATTTCAAAATAGAATACCTGAAATTGAATTTCATATTTATTCTGGTGAAAATTTATTATTATCAAATAGAAAACCCATTCAATTTGAACTTAATATTGATACTGATGATGAAGATTATAATATCTTATTAACACCTGAAACAGATGTAAGGTTATCAAATATATTAAGAGGAAACTATTCAATCGTATATAACTTTTTAGAAAAAATAACAAATGAAGTTAAGATTGATAATGTATCATCTGATTCAACAGAATTAGAATTATCAGTATATTCATCAAATGATTCAACTGGTTTAAAATACATCTTAGATGAAATTAATTCTAATCCAAATTTTAAAGAAGATTTTGTTTTAAACTTTGGTGATAACAATATCGCTCAAATTGTTGGATTTGATTTTTCACCAAATGAAAGAGTTGGTGATGTATTTGTAAACATACCATTTCCAACATCAACTTTTGATGGTAAAAATACTACATTTTATCCAGAAAAAGGTTCTGATTTTTGGATTGAAGTTTATTCACAAAATACATTTCAACAAACAGTTACGCAAACTTCTACAGATATATCATACACCACAACAGGTAGAGTTGCTAAGTTTAATATAGATAGTAATCCAAACGACGGGTTTCAATGGGTTCAAGAAAGAGATAATACTGGAACATTAGTTTATTATACATATGGTTCACCAATACCAGGTAGAGATACAAATATAAAAAATGGATTAAAGTATTCAAATGAGTTAAGAGGTAAACCTACCTTTTCAACAGTTAAATATTTCGATGCATCTTTCCAAAATCCAAATGGGTTAACTAAACTTAATGTAAAACTTTATAGACCACTTAGAGGTGATTTACAAATTAAAAATCCTAAGATTGAAAGAGTTTACAGAGGAAGTTATATCGAAAAGTTATTGGTATTCCCAAGAAACGAACAACCAATCGTAGATAACTTTTCAGAACCAAACTTTAAAATTGATTTGGGTAATTACGGTAAATCACAAGGAACTGATTTAAAAAGTTGGAATGATTTATTAGATGCAAACCTAACAACATCACAACAAATCGTTGATAAGTATATTAGTTCATCGTTTGGTGATTCAAATATAAACTTAGATTATTCTGATTTTGCTAACTTTGTTCACTACTCATCAGCAGTGGAAAGAGTTAACAACTTTAGATACAAATTACAATTAGTAGAATCTTACAACAGTCGAATAACTACATTACAATCAGTTAGTGGTTCTGAGGCAATCACAAACATATCACAATCTATAAATCGTAGAGATAGTGTTGTAAGTGGTATGGATGGTTGGGAAAAATGGATGTATTATGAATCTACAGGTTCGTTATATACTCACTACAGTTCATCTGCATTTACATTTGAACCTTGGCCTAAAACATCAGAATCACCATTAACATTAGCATCAACTACATCAAATGGTGGTATTAATTATTACAATGGGTTGATTGAATCTGCAAGTTACTTTGATTCAATTAATGATGCAAGATTAACAAAATCAATTCCTACATCAATTGTAGAAGACCCACTTAATAAAGATTATCTTCTATTCATTGATATGGTTGGACATCACTTTGATATTACATGGGCATATATCAAAAAGTTAACTTCTATTAATGAAAGAGAAGAACATCCATTCGATGGTATGCCAAACAATCTATTATATGATGTTGCTAAATCAATGGGATGGAAACTTACACATGGTAAAGACCGTTCAGATTTATGGAAATACGCATTAGGAACTGATGCAACAGGTAGTAGATTACAAACTGGTTTATTAAAATCAAAACCAGATGAACAAATTACAAATGAGGTTTGGAGAAGAATTGTAAACAATATACCATACCTACTAAAAACAAAAGGTTCTGCGAGAGCAGTTAAAGCTCTTATCGCAACTTATGGTATTCCACAAGCATTCTTATCAATTAGAGAATATGGTGGTCCAATGGTTGAAGATGTAAGACCTATTTGGGAGCATGATAAATTTGTATATCACCTAAGATTTGATACTGATAATTACCTTACAGTTCCTTGGGATAAAATTACAGATATTGATTCAGTTACATATGAAGTAAATGACCCAAACCCAATTGATACAATTGAATTATTTGTTCAACAAAACTTTAAAAGAACTACTGCGGTTCTAAACAAAGGAGTAGATTTTGGTGTTGTATTTGAACCAACAGGTTCTTCTACTAAAGGTAACATTCACTTATATTTGAGTGGTAGTGGTGGATATAAATCTGCATCTATAAATAATGTTCCACTTTTTGATTCTACAATGGGAACACTTTTAGTTCAAAGAGAAAGTTCAGTTGATGATATTACTCAAAACAATACTTATAAGATTCAATATCGTAGAAATAGAAAAGATAGAATTGTATTAAATAAATCAGCAAGTATATCAATCGATGGTTCAACTGAATCATCATACAATGCTGCTTGGACTGGAAGTGGTACATTAACAGTAGGTAAAGATTTACCAACAGTTAGTGGATTAACACTTTGGAATAACGCGGAATATTTAAGTGGTTCGATACAAGAATTAAGATATTGGGCAAATCCACTTAAAGATATTGTAGTTGATGAACATACACTTTCAAGAGAAACTTATCATGGTAACTCTGCGACTTCATCTTATTTTGATTTGAAGTTTAGATTCATACCAGATTCAAGAATAAGAAATATCGCAACTACATCAACATTCTATTCACAACACCCAAACCAACAGATATTACAAACTGAATTGGGGTATCAATTATCTGCATCTTTATTTAGTTTCGAAGCAGATGATTTAAGAGGTGTAACTGAAGAGTATTATACAAAAGTTCCATCGGCAGGTGCTAATAACATTATGAATAATAAGGTTAGAATAGAATCAAGTATTTTAAGAGCACCATTAGATGTTGATGAAAGAAGAGAAAAATCAAAGTATGATAAAGCACCTGTAGATTCAAACCAAGTTGGTGTATATCTTTCTGCTACAAAAATGTACAACGAAGATATCTACAACCATACAGGTTATTTTGAGATTGATGATTACATTGGTAATCCTGATAATAGAGAAGGATACACCGAACAAAATGAAGAATTGGATTATGTAAGAAGACAAGTATTTAAAAAATACAGTAATAAAAACTTAATCAACAATACAATCGATATTTTAGCAAGATACGATTTTTCAGTATTTGAACAAATCAGACAAACAATGCCTGCTAGAGCGGATTATAATTCTGGTATCTTAATTGAACCACATATTTTAGAAAGACCTAAAATCAAATCTAAAACAAAGGTATCATACACAAACCCACAGTATTCAGTTACAATATTACCATTTGATAAACCATTGGAATCTGAGTATGTTAAATATGAAACAACTATAGATGTAGATAGAGTTCCAACCGCAGACTATACATTATACGAAACAACTATAGATGTAGATAGAGTTCCAACCGCAGACTATACATTATACGAAACAACTATAGATGTAGATAGA